CTTCAGTCCATAAAACAAATAGAAGAACTTAGAGAAAGGAAGAACTTTATTAAACCTTCTAAAAGAAAGAGGTTACAAAAAGAAGAAACTATAAGAAAAAACAAACTATTTTAATAGTTTTCTTTAGTTTTCTAAAAAATTTACATATATATTATCAAATATCTTAATTTTTTATTATGAGATTAAAGACAGAGTTGATTAATGAATACCCTTCTTATAAGGTGTGACCGAACAATCAACATAATTACATTGGAGTTCCCTACAAGAATAACTTCACAAACAAATTTAAGGAAAAAACAAGATGGCAAATTCAAAATTATTGAAAGAAGCAATCGCTGATGCCAAAGCTGTAAAAGAAACTGCTTTAGCAAACGCTAAAATCGCGCTTGAAGAAGCTTTTACTCCTAGACTTCAATCTATCTTATCTCAAAAGATGAGAGCAGAAGCTGAAGCACAGGATGATGAAGCTGAAAAAGTTGACGAAGAATTAAAATCAGATGGTATCGGGTCTAAAGTAGACGCAGGATACGCTGAGACTCCAGGTGCAACCCCATCTTACGATGCAATTACTGATTTATCAGTTGGTGTAAAGAAAGATAGTGGTAAACCTGAACAAGCTGGTACTGACTATAAGAAAGTAGCAGACATTTCTGAAGAAGAAAATCCATTTGCACAACAAGATGATGCTATGGCTGGTGATGACAAAGATGCAGAAATTGCAGAATTGAAAGCTAGACTTGCAGAATTAGAAGGTGAGAACGGAGAAGAAACTGAAGAAAATCCATTTGCAAAAGCAGAAGGTGAAGATGAAATGGGCATGGATGACATGGGCATGGATTCTCAAATGGGTGACGATTCAATGGACATGGGTTCTGATGACGAAGAGTCAGAAGATGATATGGACTTAGAAGCAATCATTCGTGAATTAGAAGCATCAATTAATGGTGATGACAACGAAGAAGGTTCTGACGAAGAAGATAGCATGTATGAAAATCTTGCTGATGGTTCTGAAGCTGGTACTGACAAAGGTGAAACACCAAAAGTTGTTGTAACCAATGAAGCGGAAGAAGATGACAAAGAAGATGACAAAGATGTTGTTGATTTGGAAGAAATCTTACGTGAAATGGAAGCTGACATGAAAGATGACAAAGAGAAAGTTGATGAAGAAAAAGAAGAAGATGAGAAAGAAATGAAAGCAGACTTACAAGAAGCTTACAAAACTATCAAGTCTTTACAAAAAACAATCAACGAAGTTAACTTATTAAACGCTAAGTTATTATTCGCAAACAAATTATTCAGAGCTCACAACATGACTAACGAACAAAAAGTTAAAGTGATTGAAACTTTGGATAGAACAAATTCAGTTAGAGAAGTTAAATTGGTGTATTCTACATTAGCAGAAAACTTCAAATTCTCTACAAACAAATCTACTAAAAAATCTATTTCTGAGGGAATTGCAAGCAAAGTAACAAAATCTACTAAGCCAGCACAATCTAAGCAAGTAATTGCTGAGAATACAAATTTCTCTGACAGATTTAAGAAATTAGCAGGTATTATTAAATAAAAATATTAAAAAACAAACAATGGACATTAAAAAATTAATGACAGGCGCTAATCCACAAAGCGTAATGCTTGAACAAACTAGAGGTTTGAAAAGCAAATGGGAAAAAACAGGTCTACTTGAAGGAGTAGGTTCTGAAACAACAAAGCATGGTATGGCAGTAATGTTAGAAAACCAAGCTAAACAATTATTAGATGAGGCTACAAGAACAGGTACATCTTCTGGTTCTGAAGAGTGGGCTGGTGTTGCGTTACCTTTAGTAAGAAGAATCTTCGGTTCTATCGCAGCTAAAGAATTCGTTTCGGTTCAACCAATGAACTTACCTTCAGGTCTTATCTTCTACATGGACTTTAAATATGGTACTAACACAACAGTAGGTAGACCAGCATCTGGTTCTTCTTTATTTGGTAATGGTGGTACTTTCGGTAAAGATTCTTTATATACTGGAACTAACAAATTAGGTTCTACTCAAGCTACTGAAGGTGGTTTATACGGAGCAGGTCGTTTCGGATACACAATCAACGATACAGCAGCTAATTTATCAGCAAATCTTGCAACTGCATCTTTAGCAGATATCTCATTTGATTTATCTAATTCTACTATTTCTGCATCTTATGCAGCAGGTAAAATGAAAAAATTAACTGTAGCATTACCTACTGACGCTGATTTCAACGCAGTAAGAGCATTTGACTTTGCACAAACTGGTTCTGGATTTACATTGTATCCTCAATTTACTGTAAAAAATGGTTCTGATGTAGTATTTGTAGCAGAAGTTGCTGCAGCTGGTACTTACGCAGGTGCAACTGCAGTAGGTGGTGAATTACAATATCATTTACAACCAACTGATATCTCAAGAGGTGACTTCGAAGATAGAGATGGTTCTGCTTTACCAATTCCTGAAATCGAATTAGAATTGAAATCTGAACCAATCGTTGCTAAGACAAGAAAATTAAAAGCAATTTGGACTCCTGAATTAGCTCAAGATTTAAACGCTTACCATAGTGTAGACGCTGAAGCTGAGTTAACTCAAATGTTGTCTGAATACATCTCTTTAGAAATCGACTTAGAAATCTTAGAAATGTTACAACAAAATGCTTTCACAACTGAGTATTGGTCTGCAAGAGTTGGATATGATTATAACGCAGGTAATGGTACTTTCGCAATTGATTCTAACGCAGCGGCTGCAAGTGCATACCAAAAGAATACTTGGTTCCAAACTTTGGGTATCAAATTACAAAAAGTATCTAACAAGATTCATCAGTTAACAATGAGAGGTGGTGCTAACTTCGTAGTAGTATCTCCAAACGTTGCAACTATCTTAGAATCTATGAACGGATTCTCTGCTAACCCAGGTAAAGACGCATTGACTTTCTCTGCAGGTGTAAGTAACATTGGTTCTATCTCTAACAGATATGATGTTTACAAAAACCCTTATATGACTGAGAACGTTATCTTAATGGGCTTCAAAGGTTCTAACTTCTTCGAAACAGGAGCAGTTTACGCACCTTACGTTCCATTGATTATGACTCCATTAGTTTATGACCCAACTAACTTCACTCCAAGAAGAGGTGTTATGACTAGATACGCTAAGAAAATCGTAAGACCAGAATTTTACGGTAAGATTGTGATTGACGGTATGGAAACACTTTAATCTTTGAGTAGATTAGATAAGTAATAAACTTACAATAAAAAGAAAAGGGGAGAGTAGAAATACTTTCCCCTTTTTTTATTTATATAATTCATATTTATAGTAGTAAAACTATAACTTTTTTAATATGTCTTTAAACTTAAAATGGCCTGGAAGTTCTTCATTTGTAACAGGCTCAACACCCTTTGGAATATACGATACGGATACATCATTCCAAACTGATGCTCCTAAAACTGCCGATTGGTGTGCTAAAAGATTAGGTTACCCAATTATAGATGTGGAATTAACATCGGGTTCCTTTTTTGCATGTTTTGAAGAAGCAACTTCGGAATATGGTGCACAAGTAAATCAATTTAACATTAGAAATAATTTAGATATTTTAAAAGGAGCATCAACTGGTTCAAACTATTCTCAAAAATTAGTAGATGGTTCTTCGGTTCCAACAATTTTTAGAATGGCACAATCATACGGAACATTATCAGGAGTAGGTGGAAATGTAGATATTAAAAAAGCTTACATAGACATAACTCCGGGTGTACAAAAATATGATTTAACAACTCTATCATATGACGCAGCTACATCACAATCATTAAGTTCATCCGTACAAAGAGATGTTGTCAAGGTATTTTATGAAGCAACACCCGCAATAGCTCGTTTCTTTGACCCATATTCGGTAGGTGCACAAGGTACACTAAATTTAATGAGTGAGTTGGGATTTGGTAATTTCTCACCTGCAGCACAATTCTTAATGATGCCTCTATATGAAGATGTATTGAGAATGCAACAAATTGAATTTAATGACCACATTCGTAAATCAGCATTTAGTTTTAATATTGTAAATAATAAATTAGAAATATTTCCTTTACCAACTGACGGAACTCGTGCAAGAATATATTATGAATATTTTGAAAGAGATGCTTTTGAAAATAATTCATCAATAGTACAAGATGGTGTTGTTGCTGATTATTCAAATATTAGATATGATTTTATTCCGTATATAAAAATAAATGAGGTAGGTAAACAATGGATTAGAAAATATACTCTTGCATTAGCAAAAGAATTATTAGGTGCGATTAGAGAAAAATATAGTTCAATACCTATACCGGATGGTGAAGTAAGTTTAGATGGTGCAGCATTAAGAGCAGAAGCACAAGTTGAAAAAGATGAATTGGTAAAACAATTAAGAGAAAATTTAGAAGAGTTGGGTAGAAAAAATCAATTTGAAATAAGAAAAAATGAAGCAGACTACCATCAAGATATGTTAAGAAAAGTTCCATTAAAATTATATGTAGGATAATATGCCAAAATTTTTATCTAATAGAGATGTTAGTTTCTTCAAAAGTATTGCAAGAGAACTAGTGGACGATGTGATACAGGTTGCAGTTGTTTTGTATAAAATAAACCAATACGAAACAAAAGTAAATATTTATGGAGAATCCTTAAATAAAACTTGGTATCCAGGAGTAGAAATATACGCATTAGCAGATAAAGAACCTGAAAATGTTCAATATGAAGGATTTGGACCTGATAATACACAAAGTATAACTTTCAAATTTAATAGAGATACTTGTGAAGAAAAAGAAATTTATCCTGAAATCGGCGATATTGTTTATTTTGATAATTCATATTACGAAATAGATAATACAAATGAAATTCAATTTGTAGGAGGACAACCTGATAATAACTTTAGTATTGTTGCTACTACATTTATGGTAAGCAAATCATCTTTAAACATAGAAGAAAGAGCAAAATAGTATTATGGCAAAAGACCCACTAAAAAAAGAAATAAATAGAGCCTCTCAATTAAAATCTGAAAAGGGTGATGTTAAAAAAAGTGTAACTCTTTTTGATATTGATTATGCTATGATGTCTTATTTGGAAGATGTGGCATTACCTACATTAGAAGATGGTGATGGTAATTCTATAAAAATTCCGGTTGTATATGGTAATTCGGAAAGATGGATAGGTGCTCGTAGGCAAGGAATATATAGAGATTCAAAAGGTAAAATACAATTACCTATAATGATGATTAGAAGAACATCTATTGCAAAAAATGATTCTATTCCTGTTTTTAATAGACACTTATCATATTCAGCATATTCAAAATATAATAAAAATAATCGTTATGATAAATTTTCTATTTTAGGAAATCAAAAACCATCATATCAGGTATATAAAATAACAATGCCAGATTACGTTGAAATAACTTACGAATGTATGGCTTGGACAAATTTTATTGAACAATTGAATACCGTTATTGAGTCGGTTACATTTGCAGCAGATGAATATTGGGGAGATAAAGCTAAGTTTAAATTTTTAACTACAATTTCTGATTATAATGTTGTAAACGAAGTAGGTGAGGGAACTGAAAGAATTAATAGAGTTGAATTTAGTCTGACTGTAAAAGCGTATTTACTTCCAGAAAAATTTGACGGAGAAGATACTACAAAAAGAAGTTTTTCTACAAAAAGAGTAGTAGTATCAACTGAAACCGATATAACTGGAAATGGTAGATTAGAAGGTATGTTAACTACACCATCACCATATTATGACAACAAAGATTTAATTGACTTTTTATCTTTAAATAATAGTATGACTGGTTCAATAGCAACACCAAACTCCGCATCCTTCAATAATATAAAATTAATACAAGCACCTCCACAATTGGCATCGGTAGTTACGGCCGGATTAACTTATAATGGAAATCAATATGATGTTAAAACATATATAAATGGTGTTAGATATTATTGGAATGACCACATCACCGGGTCCGTAAGTGATACATCATTATCATTACAATTTTTAACGGGTTCTTTAGGATTTAGTGTAACCAATACCGATGAAGTTACTATTATAGGTAAATTTATTGATATTGTATAATGAAAAGAAGCTTATTAGATATAACTCAAAAAATCAGTAGAAATACTGGTAAAGCCGTTTTAACTCCAAAAGATTTAACAAATTCTACTTATTGGATTTATGAAGCTACTGGTTGGAGATTTGTAGATATATTAAGAGAAATTGAATATAGAACTACACAAGATAGGTTACAAATTTATCTT